CCCCCATTTTTTAGTGAGGATTATAATATGGGTTTGAAAATGCAAGATGGCAACATTGCAGATTTTGGTATTGATGCCATGACTGATGATGGTGTCAAAGAGTTGACTCCTGCCAAAAGTCTATTTACGGTAGATAATTATAATGCGATGTTGGAAAGAGCAGTTATGCCTGGAGATGATTCCAGTGTAAACACTGAAGATTTGAGAGATAATACTATGAGTGAAGAAAAAGATTATGAGATTTTTTATAACGATGAAGGTGTAAAAAAGGTCAGGACAGCTGGTGGTGATACCTATCCAGAAGGTTCTACTGAATATGCTCAAATCGTTGGTGAAGCAACTTCTGAACAGAATCAAGGTTTAGAGATTGCAATGCGACCTATTTTGAACTTCAATATTCTTAGAGTGGAGTTTCCACAAGAGATTATTGATGAGTTGAATCAACACATTGATGACGTTATTATTCCTAATAACAAAAGTTTTGCTGATGGTTTGGTTGGTCAACTGAAAGAAAATGAGCGTTCTGCTCAATTAGATTTTCCTTTTGATACTGATGTTGGTAAGCAACTTGAGGTTGTATTTAATCAGATTGGCACAACATATCTCAAGAAAGGATATGAACGTGATGCCACAGCTGAAGTAACACAGTGTTGGACTAATCATGCATATGCGGGCGACTATAATCCTTTTCATGATCATGGCGTAAGAACTGTGGCTGGATTGTCTGGTTTTCTATGGTTGAAAGTTCCACAGTGTATTCAAGATACGCCAGATGTTCCTAAGATTAACAATGCTTCTGGTGGTGTTGATGGTTGGACGCATCTATGTTGGGGCACTAACACTATGCGTGATTTGATGCAGTTGCGACCACAAACAGAAGATTATGTGAAGCCAATTGAAGGAACCATGTTGGTTTTTCCACAGTGGTTGAAACATCAAGTGATGCCTTTCTTTGGTGAAGGTGAAAGACGTTCTATTGCAATGAACTGGAATGTTATTGACAGCGATGAAGAACGCAAGAAGTATATGTCTGACCGTGAGGCAGAACTATATGATGCAAAGAAGGTTTCTAATGAGGAGTGAAGTAAAATTGACACAAAAACCACCGCCTGTTTACAAATATGATGAAGATCGTTTGCTCTCTGATATCAGAGATTATATCGATGATACTTATGACCAACATTATAGTCACAATAATTTCCAGGCCACAGAGTTCATTATGGACAGTGGACATGGTGAAGGTTTCTGTATCGGAAACATTATGAAGTATGCACAACGATATGGAAAGAAAAATGGTAAAGACAGAAAAGACTTGATGAAAGTCGTTCATTATGGTATTATGGCTTTACACAATCATGATAGAGAACATGAAAATCAAATGACATTAGACCTATTCAGAAAAGGTTTATGAGTATACAAGTGAGGATATAATATGAAATTAAGTGATGAAACAGTATCTGTGTTGAAGAATTATTCTACTATCAACCAGAATCTGATGATTAAATCTGGTAAGACGTTGAGCACAATGTCTGCGATGAAAAATATTGTGGCCAAGTCAACTGTGGCAGAAAACTTTGAAAGAGATATTGCAATCTATGATTTGAATGAATTTCTTTCTAGCATGTCTTTGTTTGCTGCACCAGAGATGGATTTTCAAGATGACTTTGTAGTTATGCGTTCTGAAGGTTCAAATAGTAGTTTGAAGTATTGGTATTCTGACCCGTCAGTTGTTACTAGTGTGACAAAAGATATTACGATGCCAGAGTGTGAACTTAAGTTTTCTCTTTCCAGTGATGTTCTTTCTAATATCCAGAAAGCTGCAGCAGTTATTGGTGCACCTGATATGGTATTGGAAAATGGTAGTTTGCGTGTCACTGATAAAAAGAATGACACTGCTAACGCTTATTCAACTGCGGTGAATCGAACTGATGACATGGACTACAAGTTTTGGTTCAAGGTTGAAAATCTAAAACTTTTGCCTGGAACTTATGATGTAAGTGTATCTTCAAAACGGATTAGTCACTTCAAAAATACAAATGTAGATATTGAATATTTTATAGCTCTTGAACCAGAATCATATTTTAAATCTGATTCCTAATAGGAGTTTTTGTTATGAATGAATTTCTATGGGTCGAGAAATATCGACCACAGAATCTTGACGCATGTGTATTACCGACTAACCTGAAAAATACTTTGAGAGAGTTTGTGGCAGATGGTAATGTTCCTAATGTCACATTTGCTGGTGGTCCTGGTATTGGAAAAACCACAGCAGCAAAGGCTATTCTTAATGAACTAGATCTAACTTATATGATGATCAATGGTTCAGAAGAATCTGGTATTGATGTTCTGAGAAGCAAAGTCAAAAACTTTGCTTCTACTGTATCTCTTAATGGTGGTCGTAAGTATCTCATTCTTGATGAGGCAGACTATCTAAATCCACAATCCACGCAACCAGCATTGCGTGGGTTTATTGAAGAGTTCAGTGCCAATTGTGGGTTTATTCTAACCTGTAATTATGTCAATCGTATCATACCGGCATTGATTTCAAGATGTCCAACGTATGATTTTTCCATTCCTAAAAAAGATAAACAACGACTTGCTCATGATTTTTATCAGAGTGCGATAAATATTTTAGAGACAGAAGGTGTTAAGTTTGAACCTAAGGCTGTTGCTGGAGTTATTGGAAGACATTTCCCTGATTGGCGTAGGGTTCTAAATGAACTTCAGAGATATTCTGTCTCTGGAAAAATTGATGCTGGCATTCTTGTTGATATGAAGAGTGACAACATTAAAGAACTCATAAATCATATGAAACAAAAGGAGTTTACAAATGTTCGTAAATGGGTTGTTAACAATCTGGACAATGATTCAACTCGCTTGTTCAGGAATATTTATGATAGTCTTTATGATTATGTGGATAGTTCTAGTATCCCTCATGTTGTTGTTATATTGGGTGAGTACCAATATAAAGCAGCTTTTGTTGCCGACCAAGAGATTAACACTCTAGCGTGTCTTACTGAGATTATGGCAAGGACAAAGTTCAAATGATTATTATAGATGGGTTAGTAGAGCAGCATTATGCCGAATTGATTCATATGCAAATGAGAGGAGTTTCTTGGGAATATAATTATTCTTCTGTCGTTGGAAAACCAAACAAACATTGGCACAGATTTTGTGGCCATAATGTAGATGAAGTTAATGATAATGGTTTTGAATGGTTATTGCCGATTTGGAATAATGCCAAACGTAAACTTAAATTAGAAGATACATATGATGTTCACAACTTTGACCGTGTGTATATGAACGCACACACTTTTGGTATTGAACCACATTTACACCATGACGATGGTGATTATACCATGATATATTATCCTTATATGGGATGGAAAAAAGAGTGGTCTGGTGGTACAATGATTGATGGTGAGATGTGTGACTACGTTGGTAATAGATTGGTTATGTTTCCAGCATCAGACCCACACCAAGCCATGCCAGTAAGTCGTGATTGTTATGAGTTGCGTTCAGTTATTGTGTTTAAGACAAGCGTTAAATCATGGGATGAAGAACATTGTCATATGGATTATGATAGTGGGAGATGTTGATGTATGAATTGAAAGACTATCTCAACGCCGTCAATCATACAAAAGAGCCTCTCATGGATGGAGAGGATGAAACATGGGAAAAGAAGTATCCACCATTCGTTATAAATAAATGTCTTCATGCTTTTCAGGATACAATTTTATTTGTCAATGAGATTAACCAACTACCTAATCTAGATAATAAACTTCAGTTTGACTTTTTTCTAAATACTTTGAGAGCAAGGAAACGTTATACTCCTTGGTTGAAGGCGAAGAAATTAGAAAATCTAGATTGCATTAAAGAGTATTATGGTTATAACAATGAGAAGGCCAAGACCGCTCTTGATATACTAGATGATGAACAGATTTCTGCCATAAAACAAAAATTATATAAAGGTGGAAGAGATGGAAGAAATTAGTTGGTCACAAGAAGATATGTTTGAGGTTACTTTAAGAGAACCAGATGATTTTCTTAAAGTTAGAGAAACACTTTCTAGAATTGGTGTAGCGTCTAGAAAAGAGAAGAAGCTATATCAATCTTGTCATATTTTACACAAGCAAGGAAAATATTACATAGTGCATTTCAAAGAGCTGTTTGCTTTAGATGGTAAGAAAACAAACTTATCTGAAAACGACATTGCTCGTAGAAACACTGTTGTTAATCTTCTCAATGATTGGGGTTTGGTTCATGTTGAAAATGCAGCAGAACCATCTGCGCCCCTTAGTCAAATCAAAGTAATATCTTTTCGTGAGAAAAATGATTGGATGTTAGAAGCAAAATACAATATTGGTAAAAAACGGGAGAATTAGAAATGGCAGTACGGTGGCAAATTAGTACATGTAAACATAGCGTTTCTTTGAATAGTCAAACAAATGTCATAACAGAAGTTTGGTTTGATGTGCTAGATTCAGAAACAGTCGGTGACGGCCTAAATGCTGTTGTACATCAAGGACAATATAGTAGCAGTGTAAAATTGGATACAAGTGATTTATCTAGTTTTGTTGCTTATGATGATGTAACAGAAGCAAATGTTCTTGAATGGGTAAAAGCGACATTAGGTTCTAGTCAAGTAACTGCAATTGAAGCTGATGTTGCAGATCAAATTACTAAGTCTAAAACACCAGAAGAAAAAATGGGTAGGCCGTGGAGCGCCTAAATGGAAAACTTCAAGTCTTTCATCACTGAAGCAAAAGAAGATAAGTATCGTATTCTTGTAATTTCTGCTGAACCAGACAATAATAAATTATTTCATACTGCACAAAGGGTGACAGATGAAGCAAAGAAGTCTGGTCATGAGGTTTATGTTGTAAAAGTTGAAGGTGCCATTATATCCTATGATAATGGCTACAAAATTTTCAATGCCGATGATGAAGTTGGATTTGCAATTGACAATGACACCGTAGCAATTGTGCGCGGCTCTGTTCGATTAAAAAAGAGTTATCTAGACCTACTTAGTCAATTAGAAAAGATTGGTGTTTGCATGGTGAACAGTCGAGAGACAGTTGAAATATCAGCAGACAAATATAGAACATATCTTAAATTACAAGATTATGGATTGACACAACCTAAAACAGTTCTCATTCCTAATGCTGATACATTACCAGAATCGTTAGAATCACTAGATAGTAAATTTCCCATCATCATGAAAACTTTAGAGGGTTCTAAAGGTGTTGGTGTTTTATTTATTGAGTCAGAACGACAAATTGAATCTTTGGTTCAATTACTGTACAATCAAAATGAAGACGTAGATTTACTAATTCAAGAATACATTAAAACTGATGGAGATATACGAGTTATCGTTTTGGGTGGTAAAGTTATCGCCTCTATGAAACGAGATGTAGTTGAGGGAGACTTTAGATCGAATGTTTCTCAAGGTGCAAAGGTCAAAGAGTATGAGTTGACAGATTTAGAGTTAGAACAATGTCTATTGG